ATTATATGTAAATACACAGATACACAGTAAAAAGAGGGGTAAAACATTATTTTGGAGAAAAGTGTATTTTGAGGGGTATAAAATATACTATTTCCTATATTAAAGTTTAGAAAAAAAGGTGTGTGTCTGTGCAGGTGCCTGCAACTAACAGAGAGACAGGTAGTTACCGTGCTCACATGTTCAACCGTGTAAATATAATTCATTTGTAAACTTTATTTGTGGAAAATGCCTAACTGCGCGTAGGTTGGTCTGGTGCGATTTGTTGCCTACCTTTGTGCCATGGTTGAAAGCGACGTGAATAGCTTGAACAGTCCAACTACTTGTTGACTGGTCTACTACTCGTGCATCTCTTTAAGAGACCGCGAGCGCACACGTGCGATACCTTAAATACCAACTAACAAACAGACTATGGCAGGAAGAGCAAAGAAGGAAGCCGCCCCGGATACGAAAGCGGCAATTATCAAGGGACAAGCGACGGGCAAAGCCCCCGCCCCCAAAGACGATTTGAAAAAGTGCAAAGAACTTTATGAAGTCGTGCAGACGCGCGGCTGCAAAGGCGCTACGTTGACTACCGTCGAGGAGTGCGTGGATTACGTAGCCGAGTACATGAACTTTTGCGCGCGGAATCCGTTCATTACTTATGAAGTCCTAAAGGGCGGGAACGCCGCCGGGCAAAAAGTCCCCGTAGAAAAGAAACGCGCGCCATCGCTCGGCGGCTTCTGCCTTTTCATCGGGTGGACTTTGCAAGCGTTCAAGAAGAACGGCGCACGACTTGAAAAGCTGGCAGACGACGGGAACGAGGACGCGGCCAACCTATTGACCGGGTACGCCCTTATCGCCGAACTCATTGCAACCGATATGGACGAAAGCGCGCTTGCCGGTGTGGTAGATGCTAACTACATGGCAAAGCTTAGAGGACTACGGGACCTTAAGGACGTTACAAGCAACGGTAAGGAAGCCGGCACAAAGGCTATGCAGGTAAACGTACTTTCCGAGGATGCGGTGAAGAACCTACAAAAGTTAGGAGGCATTTAGAGCATGAACGTTACATTTACTTTTGAAAAGATACTGGCGGCTTTCGTAGACCCGAAGATACGCGGTGTAGCCTCTAAAGGCGGTACACGTAGCGGTAAGACGTGGGCAACCCTACAGATGCTCCACATACTTGCACTGAACAACCCCCAACCGCTCGTTATCTCGTGCGTGGCAGCTACGTTCCCTATGGTTAAACGCGGTATGCTCCGTGACTTCAAGGCTATGGTGGCAGCCGAGGGCTACTGGGACGAGAACAAATTTAATAAAACGGAAAGTACATACGAATACCCGAACGGCACAATAGTAGAGTTCTTCTCGTGCGATAACGCCGGGAAGGTGCACGGCCCTGCACGTGATATTCTGTTTGTCAACGAGGCGCAAAGCATACCCCGTGAAATCTTTAGGCAACTCGATATCCGTACCCGTAAGAAGGTTATCATCGACTACAACCCCGTGCGCAAGTTTTGGGGTGAGACCGAGTTCGTAGGTGACAGATACGTTACCATACATTCAACGTACAAGGATAACCCGTACTTGACCCCCGAGCAGGTGGCAGCCATCGAGAAGAACAAGGACGACGCCAACTGGTGGCGCGTGTATGGCGAGGGCTTGACAGGCGGCGTAGAGGGTAACGTTTACCCCGAGTACGAAGTTATCGACGATATGCCGGAAACTTACACGGGCAGGTGCCTGGGGCTTGACTTTGGTTTTGTGAACGACCCCACCGCGATTGTCGACATACGCATGGAGGGCTGGGACTTATACGTAGACTTGCTTTGCTATGAACAAGGCTTGCTTAACAGCCATATAGCGGACTACTTGAACGCTAATGCACTGAACCGCGTGATAACGGTGTGCGACAGTGCAGAGCAGAAGAGCATCGTGGAGCTACAACAGAAGCGCATCAAAGCAATACCATGTGTTAAGGGGCGCGGCTCCGTAGCGGCAGGCATTGCGCAAGTGAAGCAGTTCAAGTTGCACGTAACAAAGCGTTCGGTCAAGCTACTTGACGAGCTTGATAACTACAAATGGATTAAGGACGAAGTATCGGACACATACACCAACGAGGCGATAGACGCGTGGAACCACGCACTTGACGCACTCCGTTACGGTGTGGACTTCTTGATACGTAAATACAGACCCAAATAATGAAAAAGTTTATTTTGAAATGGATATATCGCATAACAGCGATAAACAACCGAAAGGTTTTATTAAGAGTTGCTAACCTACCGGCAAACGGAACCGTCCGAATTACCAAGGACGAGGAGAAGTTGCTAAAGGGTATGATTAAGTATTGCCGCCCTTCACAAGTCGCTACGCGCAACGGGAAAGCCGTGTACAGACTTAGGGACGTTGAAGGCATAACTCTATGGTCTATGCTTGAAACGCGCCGTGCAGAGGACGCAAACGGGCGTATCAAGGCGTGGACTGATGACAACTATGAAGCCGAGACGATTCTCGACGCCGCGAAGCTTGATAAGTTCATAGTGTCACAGATGGAAATTGCGGACGGTCTCGAGCAAATCGTGTTTCAGAACATGAAGCAGACGGGCGAAAGCGCGTTGACGGGCGGCGAGACGATTAAACAAGCAAAGAACCTACTCGGGCTTGTGCAGATTACCGCCGAGCTATTCCACTGTAGCTTTGAGGATGCAAAGCAAATCAACTATTCGGACGCTATGCTGGCTATCGCCAAACGTAACGACGAGATAGAGAAGGAGAAGCGAGAGATGAAGAAACAACAAATGAAAAACAGATAGTTATGACTTTTGAAACAATAATTAACACAGCGAACGCCCGGGCTACAGCACTGGGCAAAACGCTGATATTCGGAGATACCGCCGTACAGAACGTAGCGGCTAATGAATTGGGCGATGACTTCTTTACGCTTGACGTAACGACTGGAAGCTATACAGACACGAACGTACCGGGGACAAGCGCATACACGGTTGTCATCCGCTGTATGGGTACATCGGCTTATATGCGAGACGATGCAGTAGAGATTGCAACGCTGATACGTACAGACCGGCTTTTGCACGAGATGCTTAAGAGCTTCATATGCGGCTACGAGATTGGCTCGCTCCGTATCGCTAAAGTACAGAACCAGTACGACACCATTAAGTCGGGCTGGGAGGCAACCTTTGATGCTTACAAGTATGGGGCGTGAACTTAATACCGTTTGCTTTCTCTTGGTTTACTTCGTACTTTTGTGCACTGTTTAAAAAACAAAAGAGCATGAAAATCATCAGAAACAACTTTATCCCCAGTTAAGGGCTCAAGGCTATTAACCTATTCGGCGTTCTATTCGTTCGTGGTAATGCGGTAATTAGCGAGAAGACGTTAAGACACGAACACATTCACACGATGCAAATGCGCGAAATGCTGTATGTGCCGTTTTACTTGTGGTATGGTATTGAATACGTTATTCGCTTCTTCGGTTGGAGCTTCGAGAAGAAACCTTGTGACCCGAACGACAAGCCCTATGACCGTATGAGCTTTGAGAGGGAAGCCTACGGCAACGAGCACGATGTATACTACCCGAAGACAAGGAAACATTTTAGCTGGTTTAAGTATATTTAACTATGAACAAGGAAGTAACCCAATTAGTTAGGCAGATACGCGACGAGATAGTAGCTAACTACTATCGCATGAGGCTTAACGCTTCGGGTCGCTTCGATAGGGAAACAGAGGTGGTAGAGTATGCAGGCGGCGTGAAGATAGAAAGCCCGGCATACATCTACCAAATGGAGGACGGGAGGGCGGCTGGTAGCTTTCCGCCCGTTTCTGCCATTAAGCAGTGGATTAAAGACAAGAACGCTAACGCCGGCACGGACATACCCGAAGAAGCGGCATACGCGATAGCATACGTTATCAAGCGCGACGGTATTAAGGTTCCTAACCAATACAACGAAGGCGGCGTAGCAAGTAAGATACTAACCCCCGAGATGGTGCAGCGTATCACAGTAGAGGTGTCCCGGATAGTACGGGCGGAGATATTAACCATTTTAACTAAAAAGCAATGATTATAAGAAACCTATTAAACAACCAAACGGCAACGGCGGCTGGCTTTATGAATATCGGGGGTATCGGCGCGGGTATTTACCGCCCTATACGACTGGAACAAGTTGGTTCGGTTACCAGTGTAGCCCTTATCTTTTCACGAAATGGCGCACAGAAGGCAACGGCTACGGTTACCCCCTACGAGGGCGCTGTATTGGATATGTCGATGATGGCAGCCGCGACACCAAGCATAACGGAGAGCATTAACGCAGGCTTGGGATTTACTGATTTCGCTGATAGCGTGTCAATCCAATACGCGGAGGATACGTTAAAGTCTATCGGTCTCCGGGTAATTCACTCCCCGGTAGCAGACGCCCAGTTTGCGACAACGGCGAGTACGCGCAACCTATCGGACTACGGCAACGGGCTGTTTAACCAGTTGGATTTTAGCTGCGCTTCGTTCCTTAATAGTCCGTTAACGGGTACACTGTTTAATTTTGCTTTGAGGTACGGTCAGCGTACGGCAAACTCGGACGGTAGACTACGGTACAGAGAAGGAGGCACAGGAAACTCGCTTATCTGGGCGAATACGTCACTTTCCACGGGCCGGAATATACCGATGCTTGAGTTTAGAACTGCAAATGACGCCAGCGTATGGGGCTACGCACGTTTTGAACGTAAATACCCGTACTGCCCCGACCCCAACAAACGGGTAACACTTCGTTGGCTTAACAGCAAGGGGGCGTATGATACGATGTACTTCGACCAATACCGCATTGTGCCTACTTACTTGGTTAACTTCTCGGGTGGCAACCGTGTGTTGTCCTACGACGTTACGATAAGCGTAGTAGTAACCGACGATAACCAAAACGCGCTGTACTGGCTTTCACGCTCGGGCGAGGTTGCCGGGGTATTCCCTTTGGCTACCAACCAGTGGGCACGCGTTACGATACAGAACCCGAACGCGCTGAACATACAAGGCGGTGCCACGGGACGAGTAGCGGCGTTTAAATGCAAATTTGAAATTATAGAACCTTAACAATATGGATTTAACAATACGAATTAATGGCGAATTGATAGACGGTGTAACCGCGAACTCGGTGAAACTGACAATCAACAACCCCGACCCTTTAAAATTCACGGAGCAAACGGTTAGTTACTCCGGGACCATCAACGTGCCCCGTTCAGAAGTGAACGACAGGGTTTTTCGTTCCGAGCGTTTCCCGGGGGCATTCACAAGGACATCCCCGTACCGTGCCGAATTGTATTTTGGGGGCTTCAATATTCCGTTCGGCAGCGGTTTGTTCCGTGTGCGTGTAACGGCAGACGAGGACGGATATAGCCTCGAACTGATAGAAAACATATCGAAGCTTTCGACATTGCGTGCCCCGGTGGTTGCCATACCTAAATATGAAACACCGGCATATCAGTTTTCGACGTATATAGATAGCCTTAATTACGCGTACCCGAACGACGTTACTATGCCTACACTATACGCGAAAAACGGGACAACGCCAGCGCTTATGGCCTACGTGGCAGACCGAGTCACGAAAAAGGCAGGTGATTACAAGGACGCGGAAAGCCAATTGGTTTTTAAAGGCGCACACGACGGACTGGACGGCTCCGTATATGCAGCCAACTATATGATAGCGGAAAGCAACGAGGTTGCCACGTGTTTTACCTATATGGTTGGTTCGGCATTCGATTTAAGGTTTACCGACGATTCGTTTATAGTCCTTCCGCCTTCCGCGCCTTCTACCGTTTATCTTAGAAGCAACGGCGGTACATTCGCTTTGCCATTTAAGCGCGGTGCGGTAAGACCCGACGGCAACCACCCATATTACCCGGTAAACCCTGGTAGTACATCGTGTTTGGTTACCCCGAGGTCTTCACGCGATTTGAACTTCGGATTTACTACCTCGGCCGTGTCGGGGGTGTATGCGGGCACACCGATTACCACCGTATCGAATGCGGAGGCGTACTATATATCGTTCAGAATTAATTCGGCTACAGCCCCGGAGTATGCCTGGGACTTGGTGGAAACAATGGGCATAGATACGCCTTTCGGTATTGTGCAGGCATTCTGCAAAGCCTTTTGTTGGACGTATGAATTTAAGTCAAGCCCGTTTGCGTTGACACTTAAACCATTTATCAACCCGTCTACAAGTTCTACGTACCGGGTCGACTGGACGGAGAAAATAGACACATCAAGTATTAAAGTATCGGAGGCCGCAGGCGCTGCAAGAACATACGCGGTGCAGGTAGGCTCGCTTAAACAGACGGTAGGCGGCTATGGTGGTGCTATATCTACGCAGGAGACAGTAGGCGAGAGCGCGTTCCCGGTTAATCCCGGTGCGCAAAAACCGTACGCCTCTATGATTAGGCCGGCCAGCTCGGACGGTGCATATGTACCCGATAACTATTTCAACCGTGCGAGCGGTTATCGTTCTACGATAGCAGGGCATTACTACCGTTTCTCCCCCGGATGGCAGGTGACGGCTAAAATGAACCTATCATATTTCGATATACAGAAAATGAAGTCCGACGCGCTTTATTTCGTAGGTGAGCTTAACTACTGGTTTTATCTCCGAACGATAAGCAATTGGGACCCATCAACGGGAAATGCAAACGTTACGCTAATTGCAGTTAAAAATTAATAATTTGGATTATGGCAACAGAAAAAGTTACTCTATTAGACCTTTCGTTTGATACGTCATCAGCCCTTGACGGGCTGGACGCTCTTATAGCAAAGTCCGTAGAACTGGCAGAAACAAAGAGCCAGTTGATGGCAGCGCTTAAGGACGAAAAGAAGCAGTTGGACGAGGCAGGCAAGTCGTACAAGGCTGGGACAATCGGTCAAGACGAGTATAAAAAAGCGGTAGGTGATGCGGCAAAGGCTCAAATAGAATTGAAAAAGCAGTTGTTAGATGTCAACGCGTCAATCTCCGATAATAACCGTGAGATAAAGACGAACACGACACTCTTAAACAGTCAAGAGGACAGCGTAGACGCGCTCCGTGCACAGTTGGCGAAGAACACCAAGGAGCTAAACGCGATGAGCGCAGCGACGCGCAACAACACGGAAGAGGGGCAGAAGCTTGTCACCGAAACAAAAGAGATAAGCGACAGGCTTAAGGACATGGAAAAGGCAGTAGGCGATAACCGCAGGAACGTAGGTAACTATGCGGAAAGCATCCAGGAAGCCATGAGCAGCACACAAGGGCTTTCCGGCGCAACCGCGGCTATGGCTACCTCTCTTTCGGGCGGTGTTAACGTCCTAAAGGTGTTTAACGCTACGTTGAAAGCCAACCCAATATTGGCAGTCGTGTCGGTTATACTGGTGCTCGTATCTACGATTGAGAAGCTGATGAAGCGTAACAGCGAGATGGCTGCAAACCTAAAAGCGGCATTTGCTCCGTTTGAGGTTATCTTCTCGCGCATACTGGACGGCATTACCGAGCTTCTCGGGGGTGTGGCAAAGGCTTTCGAGTGGATAACGGAGAAGGTTGTTAACTTGCTTTCGTCTATCGGTCTGATTACCGAGGAGACGACGAAGGCAGCGAACGCGGCAAAAGCACTCACCAAGCAAGAGTTAGCGATATATGAGGCAGAAACAAACAACCTTGTAACGCTGTCGGCAATGCGTAGAGAACTGGAAGCACAACGTACCATTGTAGGAGACCAGCTAAAGACCGCGGAGGAACGAAACATTGCCGCCCAAAAGGCTATCGCGATTTCCAAGCAGATGGAAAAAGCCGAGATAGACGTACTACAGCAGAAGTATAATCAAATCAAGGCGCAAAACGAGTTGAGCTACACCAGCAAGGAGGACAGACGCGCCGAGATGCAAGCACTGGCAGACCTACAGGCACGTCAAGCCGATTACATCGCTCAGCGTAAAGAGCTGGAGAACCAAGCGAGCGGTATCGTAAAGGCGCAGATAGCAGCTAATGAGGCAGCCTACAAGGCAGCTGAGGCAGCAAAGGCACAAGCCGCAATAAAGGCAGCGCAAGAAGCGGAAAACCAAAAACGTGCATTGCAGGCCGAGACAATAAAGCAGATGGAAACAGCGTTAACGGCTCTTAACCTATCAATGCAAGCTAAAGAACTGGAAAATGATACCATCGGAACGAAGTTAGAAAACGAAAAGGCATACGTTGAGGAAAGTCTAAAGCTTGAGAAGTACAGATTAGAACAGGGGCTTATCTCGAAGCAAGAATACGCCAACAAGGAAGCCGAATTTAATTTGGGTATACAGCAGTTGGAGATGCAACGTAAAGAGGAGCAGGACGCTCTTATGAGGGAGCGCGAAGCGATGGACGCGGCGAACCTGCACGAACTTAAGATGGCAGAGATAACAAACGAGTACGACCTAAGGCAAGCGCAACTTGACGCGCAATATGCGCAGGAAATTGCAGCAGCCGAGAAGATAGGCGCGGACACCGCGTTGATACAGTCCAAATACGAGAAGGCAAAGGAGGAGAACACCAGGGCACGCGTTAACGCAGAGCTGACAATGACCGCTGGACTCGCAGGACAAATGTCAACACTCCTGGGAGAACAAAGTGCTATAGGTAAGGCATTTGGCGTTGTTCAAGCGACAATAAATACTTACTTAGGTGCAACAAAAGCTCTCGCCACTGGTGGTATTCTCGGTATTGCACAAGCCGCGGTTGTTATCGCATTCGGTATGAAGCAAGTCGCTACGATTGCGAAGCAGAAAGACCCCGATACGAAAATTAACACATCAGTCAAGAAGTATGCAAAAGGCGGTCAGATATACGGGCGTTCTCATGCACAAGGCGGCGTGACGTTCCGGGGCGATAACGGGCAGGTGTTTGAGGCAGAAGGCGGTGAAAACGTCTACATCATGAAGAAGACAGCGAGCGCCGAGATTAACGCCCTATCCGCGCTCAACGAGGCACACGGCGGCAACTCGTTCGGTACATCGGGGCTTTACAAGTTCGCTGATGGCGGTATGGTTTCCGGGCTTTCCGAAGCTAACCGGGTAGTTAAGCAAGCGGAGAGCATGAAGTTATCAAGCGAAAGCATTAACCAGCTCGCCGGGGTAGTTATCGACGCAGTTATGAGCATGCCTAACCCGGTAGTATCAGTGCAGGACATCAATAACGGACAGAACAACGTTTCGGTAGTTCAAGGGCTGGCAACATTTTAAACCATTAACTCGTACAGAGATGGCAGTTTACTATATACTGCCTATCTTTGCACGTGTTACAACAAAGACAAATTATATGAAATTTAGAAAACTTAGAATTATTCAAGCCGGGGTTACTACCAATTTCGGGACATACGAAGGCAAGGAATTTCCGTTAGTCATTACGGAGACCGCAGTTCAAAGCGTTGTAACGCTCGGCAACCTAAAGCCTATCCATTGCAGGCGCACCCATAACGGGGCGGATATGCTGGACGGGTATTTAGGAAAATTCACTAACTTCGTCTACGAAGACGGTGTAGCGTATGCCGATTTGGAATTATCCGAAGCCTTACAAGCCGCTTACCCATCGGAGGCAAAATTCATCTCCGAGATGATAAAGAACGAACCCGACATGCTGGGCGTTTCGGTGGTGGGCATCAGCAATCAGACATTAAACGGTGATGTGCTGGACGTTACCGAATTTTTTGAATTATATTCATGCGATTTGGTCGGGCTACCAGCAGCCACCACAAGCTTATTTAATAATCAAAACGAAAAGAAGATGAACAAATTTTTTAGCTCTTTCGCAGAGCTATTCAAGAAGTCAAGCTTTGCAACCGAGACGGTAGAAACTGTAGACGGTGCAAGTATCACGATTGAAGCAGCAGGCGAAACAATGGCTATCGGTGACAAGGTTTTCGATAGCGAAGGCAACGTTCACCCGGACGGCAAAGTAGAAGTGCAGGTTGAGGACGGTGTGTTGGTTATCACCATCGCGAACGGTGTTATCGAAAGCGTAGAAGCCAAGGTAGAAGAAGAAGAAAAAGAAGAAGAGATTGAAGTTGAAACCCCGGTTACCGCAGATGTACCCGAAGAGTTTGCAAACCGTATGGCAGCTTTGGAAGCTTCCGTTACTGCACTTACCACAACACTGGAGGCTATGACGGCTCAATTTAGCAGAGCGACAGCAAAACCCGGTGCCCCAGCGGTTAACATGCCGAAGAAGAAAGAAACAAAATTATCAAAAGAGGCTGTAGCAGAAGCAGCTAAAAGATTTTACAACAAATAACTAAAAACAAAAGATTATGGCTTTTACATTTACAGACCTTAACAAATTAAACCTCAACTCACTTAACGAGGTTATTTCTTTGACCGTCGGACTGGCTGGCGAAATCTCACAAGGTATCACAGTAATGAACGGTATCCCTAACGGTACGCCCGTTGTTTCCCTTACAGCAGCCGACAAGGCATTGCGTAAATCAGCAGGATGTAACGGTGAATACTTCTACAATAGCGTAGCTGACAAGGTTAAATATTACCAGCACGCACCTATCGAGCTGCCTATCGAGATTTGCTTGCAAAGCTTGTGGGGCAAGATGGTTGCAAAGGGTATCAACCTCGACGATAATTTCTCCGAAACAGAGTTGGCTGGGTTCATTCAAGCCGAAGTATTAAAGGTGTTGGAAGCTGACTTGCTTCGTTTGGCTTGGTTGGACGGTAACGTAACGGCGGAAGCAACGGGTTACGGTATCTTCACTAACGGCGGTATTATCAAGCAGTACAAGGGCAGCACAATGACTGAAAAAGTATTGACCCTCACCACAGACGGCGTTCTCACTGCTTTGCGTGGTGCTATCGACTCACAGCGCCCCGATACACTGGACAACTCTGAATTCTTCGTTACTTCTAACGTTATGCGCTTGTACAAGAACTTGTTGCAGGCACGTGATAACAGCGTAGCACAGTCCGACATCGTAGACGGCCGCCCGGTGTATTACTTCGAGGGCTACAAGATTAACGAATTGAGACACGTTTCTAACGCTGCAACGGCTGATGGTTTGAACACCGCGTTTATCGCTTTCACTCCGAAAGACAACATTCAGATTGCACTTGAAAGCGCCGGTACGGTTATCGCTCCATTCATCCAGGACGCAAAGAGCAGAAACTACTACTCACAAACATTGTTCGCGGCTGATGCTATGCTGGTAGCACCCGAGAAGATGCAGTTGTGGTTAACTGCAAAAGCATAAATAAATCATTTACTAATTAAGGGGGGTTGGGATATTAACCCAGCCCTTTTTTTATTTCAAATAATATGGCAAAAAATTGTTTAAATAAACTTTCGGGTAACATCTTGCAGGGCTGTACCATTACGCCCGTAGGCATTAAGGACATATACCTTATGCACGCGGAAGATGTTACTGTTACTATTCATGCCGGGGGAACTTCCATCGCTTCGGTGGTATTCGCTTCCGGAGCAAAGAGTTATAAGGTAGAAGGGTATAAACAGAATATCCAATATACCGCGTCCCTTAAAACTATGGACGCTTCCGCAAAGTTAAATACGTCTATTACGTTTAAGATGAAGATAGCAGGGAAGGATATGCAGTCACTCGCTACGGGGCGATTCTACGTTATGACCATGAATGCAGACGGGACAAGCGATTTTATAGGTACTAATGCCCCTCTTGAATGTTCAGCGATGGACTTTGACAGCAACGCAAACGCCCGGTTAGTAACAGTTACTTTGTCAGACCCGGAAGGTTCGGCGGGGAACGCCTTTTATGTGTGCTTTACGGCTGTTCGTGATTCAATAATCTCTAAATCAGTTTAATTATGGCATGTATTTCAAAATTGGCAAGCGCAATTGCCTATGATTGCGACACTGGCGCGACTGGTATAGAGAGCGCATTTATTATTAATAAGGCGGATATCGCGAGCTACACGGTAGCATCAGACACCGGCGTAGTTTTAGCCCTTACTCTGGTAAGCGGGGCAAAAGCCTACAAGATTGACACCGTGAAGAGGTCGTTAGTAGTGTCATCTTCTCTAAAGATAAACGACGGCGCGCCAAATGCCTATTCGCATTCGGCAAGCATCATTCAGACTGGGCCCTATGATGACGCCGCCCGGAATGCACTGGGTGCTTTCGCTAATGGTTCGTTCGTCATAGCGGCTAAATGGATTAACCAGGGTGCCAGGAGGGTTTATGGCTTGTATTACGGTATGTCCGCAACGGGGGTAGAAAACAATTCGCACGATAACGGAGGGTGGACTACGATAACACTGGAAACCCCGGAAAACGTTATCGGGGAAGATGCGATAAGGCTCTCGGATGCTGTATATGACGGCCTTTTGGCGGCAGCAGTAGGATAGTAATTAACTAAAAAAGAAAGGAAAAAATAATATGGCATGTATAGGAAAAATAGCCGCTACTTTGGCGATGCCGTGTGGTGCGCCGGGACGGGCAGACTTAGGTAGACCAGTATCGGCAAAGCTTATTAACGCTTCGGATATAGCAAGTTTTACGGTTGATGGCTCTACGGGGCTTGCCACCATAACGAGGGTAACTGGGGCGCGAGGCTGGGACATAACGGGCATTAACAACTCCCTGGTTGTAACGGTAGGCATGAAGTCGCAGGACATTATGGCAGGGGCGTATGACGTAGCAATTACGTTCAAAAGCTTTTCCGGGGCTTATGCGTTGGCAAGCAGCGCGGTGCCTATGGGTATCGTAGGCCCGACAGCGCGCGCGGAACTCGTTATTGCGGTAGACCACGGCGATGTTGTACGCGTTTATGGTTTGGGCGCTCCATTGGTTTGTACCGAGTTGTCTGGCGATTCCAGCGCGAGCGAATTTATAACATACACCTATGGCGTTGAGGATTGGCAGGTAGGAACAACAGTTCATGGTATGAGTAGAGCAGAATACGACGCGTTATCTACACCAGCAGCAGCAGCAGAATAATAAATCAAAAGAAAATGGCAGAAGAATTAACTAATAATACGGGGCAGGGCAAAAGCACTGCACCCGTTGTTGTTGAACCGAAGGTTGCAACATTACAAGAGAAGTTGGACGCGTATTTCGCGATGACAGGTCTAAAACTTGACCCTAATTGCCACATGGATATGGAATATTTATCTTTGTGGTATGAAACGAAGTATCTGACAAAGGTAGTTTACAGGTGGGCGATGAAGCCCGGCGCGCGTATCGTGCATTACGTCGATGGTGTCGTGTATAAGAGCGCGAACATGACCGATGAAATCGCGGAACGCCTTATGACTGAAAACCCGGCTTATGCGGAATGCTTCGTAGAAATCAATAAAGAGGAGGTTTAAAAATGATAGGTTACAGACGTTTCGCGCTTGTTGTCGAAAAGGCGCTTAAGTTGTCCGCTAATACGGGCGATAAGATTATTAACTACGGAGACGGCAACTTATATCCGCAGGAGATAGCAGAACTTATATACGCTTCCAAGACAGCCACGGCGGCAGTTGAAAAAATGACCGAGAACATTATTTGTGAGGGCTTCAAAAACGAGGACTTCGCGGCAATAACAAACGGGAACGGCTGTAACATGGACGATGTTTTAGAGGCTACAGCAAACGATGTTGCACGTTTTAGGGGCTGGGCTTGGATAGTCCAATACGGTTTGACACCCGAAGGCTACAAGCCCCGAAACGTGTACAACGTTCCGTTTGAATATGTCCGTGCCGAGATGAACGACAACTATTTGAAAGACCCTACCATAAAGAGGTGGCGCGTGTTCAATAACTGGGATAGGCAGAACGTCAAGGCAACGAGCAGCGCGCAGAACTCCACGGTATATCCTACCTTTGACCCGGAAAATTTCGCATCGGAGGTTGAGGAGTGCGGCGGTATTGAAAACCATAAGGGGCAGCTACTATATGTGAACCTTGGAACAACGCGCCCGTATCCCCTTAGCACGTTCCATTCGGTACGTAACGAGATGGGCGCGGAGGACAAGAACGGCAAATACGTTAACCGTACTTTGGGCAGGGGCTTCCACATGTGTAGCATCGTGTCGCACGGTGATTTCGAGACCGAGCAGGCGCAGCAGGAATTTCGCGATACATTAGCCGAGATGATGGGCAGCGAGAACGCTGGCTCCGTGCTTACGGTAAGGGACGAAAACGTAGCCACGGACAAGCCGTTTATCCGGGTTGACGAGTTAGGCAGCCCTATAGATAGGGAGCTTTACAAGGCCTATGTAGAACCCCTTAGAAAGGACATTGCTATAGCGGCATATAACATTCCGTTACCCCTTATTGATAGCTCGCTGATGACCTATTCTAACGCTTCGGGCGAGGTTATAAAGGAGCTGCAAAAGGTCTATCGCAATAGCTTGCAGAAGATACGTCAACGCATTTCGCGCGAGTTGTACCAAGTGTTCGGGGTTGACCCGTCAATAACAGAAATTAACAATAAATTTGAAGAAGATGGCATACCCGATAGCATTGTTCCGGCAACTGTTTGAAATAGCAACGGACGTTAAGGACAACAAGATAGAAAAGGCGTTCTTTGAGGCAGACCTACTCGATATATTGCCGCAGATTGACAGCATGTATGAGGCTGTTCCGGGGCAATATATCCCGGACGGGTCTAACTTCGCAGGACTTGAAAAGGTTATTTGTTACTACGCGTTCGCGCGGTATTTGCAGATAGCAGACCAAAACAGTACGAGCACGGGCATGAAGATTCAGACCTATGGGGGCTCGGTAGTCGTTCCAGATACAAGCAAGGTTAAAAGGTTTGAAGCCGAACGGGGCAAAGCAGACCTTTTTATAGAGCCGTTGATACGCCAAATGAAGGCGGACGGGTTTATAAAGGCGTGTACAGTATCGAACACCCGTATAGGGTTAATCAAGTGATAGAACAATTAGAGACCTATTTCCGCACGTTTTTTGCTGTGACCGTTCTTGCAGTAGTTACGGATATACGGGACTTTATATTTTTAGTGGTTATCGTTACCGCGTTGAACTGGCTGGCGGGTTATTTGGCAGACAGGGCGAAAGGAAAGCCCTACAAGCACAAAAAGACTATGCAGGCGGTTAAGGAGTTGTTTTTAACCAATGTGATTCTATTCTTTGTAGCCTTAACGTGTAACATGTTGGAGCCTGGGATAGACTATCAGCTTTTAGTTAAGGCGCTCACGGGTATATTCCTTATTATATACGCGCGTAACATAACAAGAAACCTTAGGGTTGTGCAGCCGGGAAATGAGTTCGTTAAGGTGCTAAACAGCATAGCGAATATCAAGTATTTCCAACTTAAGAAAAAGATTAAGGACGGCGAATTTGAAATGCCCTTAGAAGAGAAGGAGAAAGAAGATGGCGAACAGCAGTAAATTAGTACCGTTCATCCTACAGTGGGAGGGCGGTTTCGTTAACGACCTGGACGACCTGGGGGGCGCAACAAACAAAGGTATTACTATAGGCACATTCACCGAATACAAGAAGCGGAAGGGGCAAAAAGCCCCTACCGTCGACGACTTGAAAAACATATCCGATGCCGAATGGCACGATGTTTTCAAGTCCTTGTATTGGGATAGGTGGAAAGCCGACGAAATCAAAAGCCAGTCGGTAGCAAATATCTTAGTTGATTGGGTTTGGGCTTCTGGGTCACACGGTATAAAGCGCCCACAACGTCTTTTGGGCGTCAAGGCGGACGGTATCGTAGGTAAACAGACCATTGCAGCCGTTAACGCTATGGACGCGGCTACGCTCTTTAAAATGATTAAAGACGATAGGGCAAAGTTCATCGACGAGATATGCAAGGCGAGACCCAAAAACGAGAAATACCGCAAAGGATGGATGAACCGTATTAATGCAATTCGCTATGAATAAATTACAAAAGATAATTATAGGCTTTGCAGTCCTTATGGTGCTGTTTGGTGCGGTAACCAAGATGGTAGACACCATAAGGAAGCAAAGAGCCGAAATAGGACGTTTAGAACGTAACGTTGAGGCGATGAACGATGCGCAGATAGAGTATAAAACCAAGCTCGGGGATGCGGCTGTGAAGCGTAAAGCTTTAGAGATGTCGCACAAGGAGCTAAAGAAAACGAACGCAGACCTATATAAAGAGGTGGACGCGCTTAATGTCCGGGTGAAAGACGCGCTTTCTGCCACCCGTACCGTTACCAAGACAGTAATAAAGGAGGTAGTACGTACCGATACGGTAGCCGGGGAACTTATAGCGGAATACCGGGACGCATGGAACACGATACAAGCAAGGGTTAAGCAAGACAGTACAGAACTTAGTTACCAAGGTAGGGACACGATAACGGGAGTTATCACGGTACGGAAGAAAAAGTTCTTGTTTTTCAGATGGGGGGTCAAGGCTATAGAGCACGACATATCAAACAAAAACCCCAAATCAAAGATAGATATAGACATAGCGGTAAGACTAAAATAATTAAGAAATGGAGGGCTGTTAACAGTTCTCCATTTTTCGTTTACATTCGTTAACCACAGCCTGCACAGTAGAAAAGTAGGTCTGTGCAGGTCTCTGTGCAGTCTAACTCCTTATATTATAATACATTATATGTAAATACACAGATACACAGTAAAAAGAGGGGTAAAACATTATTTTGGAGAATATAGCATTTACCACTATAGAACGAGCTGTAAAAACCACTATATCCTATATTAAAGTTTAGAAATTTAGGTGTGTTTCTGTGCTGTGCAGGGTAAGGCGCTGATAAATAGCACTTTAGCTCGCACGCACTGTTCATTTACATCTTTTCACTTTTGATTAATATTTATTAGCACAAAAAGAGATACAACCTATCGTTATTTGCCGTATATTTGCAATGTCAAAAGGAAACAAAGGTTTCCTGGATGGCAGGAGGTCACCAAGACATTAAACTGGAAATAACCGTGAACAAGTAAGAACGTAGATTTGTTATTAACGTATAAAACGAAGCGAAGTATGAAAGCAATTGATTTAATTTTTAGGGAAACGCTGACCGAGGGGTCAGTTCGAGATGAAAAGCCACGTATCAGTATTTATAGACGAGGCAGGCAACGAGTATAGCGATACCTTTTCAGAGGTACGCCATAACGGAAGATTTGAAGCATACCAATACAACGGTATGGGCTATGAGCACATGCAGAACCTTATGGAAGCTATTTTCTTAAATAAGGTTAACAAGTGAACCAACGTATTAGCAAAAGCGTTATATTTGCATCAACAATTTAAAAAGATAAAGTTATGAAAGAGCAAAAGTTTATTATCGACGAAGTGAAAAAGCACTTGCAGGCAAGCGCAAGAAAGAACAAATACCAAGTTATCGACGCGGTGCAGGAAATGCCGACGTTTGAGGGCTTTATATTCTCTTACTATTCTCAAAGGCTGGATGGCACCCAATTCCCCGTAGATGTTGAAGATATGTATATCAACTGTGACGAGTGGGAAGAGTTCTATAATGAGACAATAATAAAGGTTGCACAAGCCATTTTGAAAACCGAGCAAATCAAAGAAGCGTAAATTAGTTATTCACCATATAAAAAGAAAAGAAAATGAAGATTACACCGTTAACAATCGATTTTGACGTTACAAACGCACAGGAAGTGGAATTTGTAAATGAACTCATGAACCGTCTATTTGGAAGCGCACCCCTTAAGGCTATGGCAGCGCCTACAGAAAGCCCCGTAAACAGTACAAGCGTACCGACGTTTAGTGAACCGACACAGACCGCCGCACCCGTTCAAGAAGTGAAGGAAGAGCCGAAGCAGACCGCTGCACCCGTTCAAGAAGTGAAGGAAGAGCCGAAGCAAGAAACGATTACCGAAGCTATCGCCGAAGCTATCGCCGAAGTTAAAAAGGAAATGAAAAAGCCCGGAAATGTAGCAAAGCCCAGAAATGTAGCAAAGCCAAAGGCTGTAAAAGAAGCCCCACAAGCGACGATTGAACCCGAACCCGTACAAGCACCCACCGAAGAAGAGAAAGCCCCGGAAAAAGCCTCAAAAGAGCCTCTAACGGCAAAGGATATGCAGGCGTTTATGATTGACTTAATGAAGTCCGGGAAAATCACCCGTCCGCAATTAACGGATATCATGTTGGAGTTCGGCGGCGCATCCCTTATGCGTATCAAGCCCGAGAAGTACGAGCTATTGAAACAACGTATCGAAACCTATAACGATTAAAAAGAATGAAAGTACAAGTAGACCACACAAGTAGGGCGCATGCCCTGCTTTCTCCGAGCAGCTCACACCGCTGGCTTAACTGCACGCCATCCGCACGGCTGGAAGAACCGTATGAGAGCACGAGTAGCGCGGCATCGGAAGAAGGAACGGTAGCGCACGAGTTGGCAGAGTATGCAATAGAAAAGTATTTAGCCGGGGAATACCTACCATTATTGGACGAATTGCCCGTACCCGACGAAATACGTAACAACAAATACTATAGTTCAGAAATGGAACACTACGTAACGGATTACGTGTGTTATGTGTGCGACATATACGAACTGGAGGAAGGCGCCAAAATGAGTATAGAACGGAAGTTCGACTTAACCACATACGTTCCCGAGTGTTTCGGTAGCTGTGACTGTGACATAGTAGGCGATACGGTCCTAAACATCATAGATTTAAAATACGGTAAGGGCGTACAAGTAGATGCAAACGAAAACAGCCAATTGATGATGTACGCTATTGGCGTGCTTAATTCCCTGGAACCGCACCACCGCTCGAAGATTGAAAAGGTACGTATGCACATCGCACAAGTACGGTTAGGCAATTACTCGGTATTTGAAATGTCCGCACGGGACTTGACCCACTGGGCGATTCACGTACTACGCCCCACTGCTGAAAAGGCATGGGCGGGACAAGGGGAAACCAAAGTAGGTAGCCATTGTAAGTTCTGTAAGTTCAAAGCCCAATGCAGGGCACAGAAAGAGGCTTTAGTTAGCGAGTTCGAGACCTACGGGGACACCAAGGCGTTAACGCTTGACGAGATAGGCGATATATTAAGCAAGTCCGATATGTTCACCGACTGGCTGGCGTCGGTTAAGACTTTCGCAATGCAAGCCGCTACACGGGGCGAAAAGGTCAAGGGGTGGAAGCTTGTAGAGGGTCGCTCGGTACGTGTCATAAACGACACGGAAACGGCTATAGAACGCCTAAAAGCTTTAGGTTTCTCAACCGAGGACATAACTAACAGCAAATTGAAAGGTATCGGAGACCTGGAACGACTTGTGGGTAAGAAACCGCTCGCCGCAACTCTTGAAGGTCTGATAGTCAAGCCGCAAGGACTGCCGACATTAGCCCCGGAAAGCGATAAGCGCGAGGAGTTAAGCCCTACTATTGATGACTTCGAGGAATTAAAATCATAAAAGAAGTTAACGAAAGAACCAACCTATCAGATAAAGCGTTATATTTGCATTATCAATTTAAAAACAAAACGATATGAAAAGTAACAACGGTATTCTAACAGAGAAAGAGATTCAAGAAGGAACCAAGTTTCGGAACGAAAATCAATTCCGCACCTGGAGTAAGAAAGAACTCGAAAGAACTCGAAAGAACTCGAAAGACATGCAGAAACTTTTGGTAGCTATAAAGGGATTCAGCATGGACGAGATTGAGGCTATTAGAAAAGCAGATGTGTATAGCTATAGGGTATACAGAACGAACGACCCGAAGTGTATCATAGGTATGGCATCTCAAAGAGATTTAGACTACGCTATTTTAGTAGCACCAAAAACTTTTAAAGTTAAACAAGGTTAACAGAATAAACAACCTATTGATTTATTTGTTATCTTTGCAACATCAAATTAAAAAACGGAACGCCCGAACCGATTAGAGGGCAAAAACAATAAAAAGTTATTATGGCAAAAGTGATGATTAAAAACGCGAGATTGAGTTATGTTAGATTGTTTGAAGCGCAACAAATCAACGGACAAGGAGAAGCAATTTACAGTGTATGTTTATTGATTCCGAAAGATAGCCCGGAAGTTCCAAAGATTAAGGCGGCTATCAAACAAGAATTTGAGGGGATGAAAGCCCGTTATCCGAAGTTGAACGGTAAGGACCCGAAGGTATGGACTAACCCATTAAGAGACGGGGATGCCGAGAAAGACGGCGCGGAATACCAGGGTTGCTACTTTATCAACGCAAAGCGCAGAGAGAAGCAAGGCGCGCCTATCGTGATTGACGGTAAGAAACAGTACATCACAGACCCGAATGATGTTTATAGCGGTTCTTGGGGCAATGTAGCCGTATCAATTTATTCGTATGAGTTCACCGGGAAATACGGTGTTAGTGTAGGTTTGAACGGTGTACAAAAGACCCGAGACGATGAAAGACTGGACGGCGGTACAAGCGTTGACGATTTCGACTTTGAAGACGAAAACGACGATTTATTCAACTAACATTTCAATTAAACAGATTAATAACCGGGCGGCGTAGCAGCCGCCCAAAAATAAAAAGCAAAAATGGGAAAATACGATTCGTACGTAAACGCGGAAGGTGTTAGAATTTCAAAGGCAACGGGCAAACCGTTGAAAAAGTATAATAAGGTCAACAAGGCATATTGGGCAGCTCGTGAGGGCAAAACAGTTGTAGGGATACAGCAGCCCATTGTTGAGGCTGACCCGTTGATAGAGGAGCTTAAAAGCTATTACAACGAGGAAGAGCTAAAGGGTATTATCGGTTTGAAGAAGGACGCGCCCCCCGTCGAACTGGTAGACATCACACCGAAGAAAAAGACATCACTCGACGAGGGTAATACGGGCTTTCTTATCGCGTCCGACTGGCACGCGGATGAGGTTGTGAAGGCATCCACAGTATTGGGCAAAAACGAGTATAACAAGGGTATCGCGGAAAAGCGTATCACTAATTTCTTTGCGAACGCCGCGTACATGATAAAGAAAAAGCCGGTAGACAACTTGGTAATAGGTTTGATTGGCGATATGATAGGCGGCTACATCCACCCCGAACTCGAACAAACGAATAGCATGTCACCGATGCGAGGCGCTAACTTTGTTAAGAACCTAATTATTTCCGGGCTTAAGTATCTGCACGACCAGCTACCCGAGCTTGAAAAGATAACCGTCATAGGCATATGCGGAAACCATTCAAGAACTACAAAAAAGATGCAGTTTAGCAACGGTTTCGAGATGAGCCATGAATACTTCATGTATAAGGACATCGAACACACCCTAACACTTATGGGGCTTACAAAGTTTAACTTCATCATCCCCGAAAGTGAATTTGCTTATATCGACGTGTACGGAAAGAAAGTGTTATTCGCACACGGGCATCAATTCCGCACGGCTGGGGGTATCGGAGGTATTTACCCGTCGATGATGAGATGGTACGCAAAGATGAACCAAACAATACAAATTGATAAAGCCTTTATCGGGCATTATCACCAGATGGTATATACTAAAGAGGTTTGCGTAAATGGCTCTTTGAAGGGCTTCGACGCGTTTGCGATGGGTCACGGGCTGGCATACGAAGAACCGCAACAAACATACGTTATTCTGAACGAGAAAAGAGGATTTATTTTCTACTCACCTATTTTTGCCGATTAAGTTAAAAGGCTACTAATTGTTAAATAAATGCAATTAGTAGCCTTTTTTCTTGTTTATTAAAAACATTGTCGTACCTTTGCCGTTATAATAGTATTAACAATTAAAACAATGAGTTATGAGACATCTGTTTATTGACTTTGAAACGTATTCCGAAACGGACATTAAAAGCGCGGGTAATTATAAATACTGTGAGGACAAGAATTTTGAAATTCTCCTTTGTGGTTACATGTGGGACACAGATACGGACGTTACAATTATCGACTTAACGAAGCCCGGAGGACGGGACGAGTTCAACGAGTTGTTCACGTATGTAAAGAACAACGAGAATGTTGTAATCGTCGCGCACAACGCTACATTTGAACGTATCTGTTTGCGTGAATACGGGTTTGACATAAGCCCTATGCGCTTTTTCTGTACGGCCAATATGTCGTTATATTGCGGTATGCCTGCATCACTGGAGGCCGTATCTAATATTCTTAACCTGGACGATAAGAAGAAGGGCACGGGAAAGAACCTTATCCGTTATTTTTCTATTCCGTGCAAGCCTACCAAAACGAACGGAGGCCGCACACGTAATTTGCCGGAACACGCCCCCGAGGACTGGGCGGAGTTCATAGATTACCTCCGCTATGACGTGTTATCTGAAAAGGAGATATTCGGTAAGTTGTCCCGGTTTGAGTTCCCCGAAGAAGAACAACGCATTTACGCGGCCGACCAACGTATAAACGATTACGGCATATTGGCCGACCTTGATTTAGCACACGCCGCGCAAGATATGGACGAAGAATATAAAACACGCCTTACCGAGAAAGCCGAAAAGGAATTCGGATTAAGTTCTCTAAAGTCCATGCCACAGCTTAAGAGCTTCATTGAAAAGCGTACAGGCGCGGTTATTGATTCCCTCAATAAGAGTAGCATCGAGGAGGTGATAAAGACCGTAGCGAGCCTTAAAAACGTTACCGACGAGGATAAGCAAGCAGTGTTAGACGTTATTGACCTACGTAGGGAGATAGGCAAAACGTCGAATGCCAAATACACCGCCATACTGGCGAGCGCCGGGAGAGGCAACCGTATTAGGGGCTTGTTCCGTTACTACGGTGCGAACCGTACCGGGCGATGGGCTGGGCGCCTGGTTCAACTACAGAACTTACCACAGAACCACATCGAAGACCTGGACGGGGCGAGAGACTTGGCAAAGATGCACGACCTGGATATGATGGAAGTTATATATGACAAACCTACACATATACTTTCGCAGCTTATACGCACCGCGTTTATCGCCCCCGAGGGGTACACGTTTGCTGTGGCTGACTTCTCGGCTATTGAAGCCCGAGTAATTGCATGGGTTGCTAACGAGCAATGGCGTTTAGACTTATTTAACGACCCGAAGGCAGATATTTATTGCGCCTCGGCCTCTAAAATGTTCGGTGTCCCGGTACACAAGGGCGACGACTTAAGGCAGCGCGGTAAGATTGCGGAGCTTGCATTAGGGTACGGTGGCGGCGTTAACGCCCTTACTACAATGGATATTAAGAAAGCGTTAGCAGAAGAAGAAAAACCTCAAATTTTGTCAAAATGGAGAGAAGCCAATAAAAAAGTCGTATCTTTGTGGCGTTCGCTTGAAGATTGTGCCAAAAGATGTATCGGAACGAGGCGCGAGCAGGTCTACAGAATAGACGATGTTTCGAGTATTATTTTCCGATACGAGAGCGGCGCAATGACTATTGAGATACCGAGCGGTAGGAAGTTGTTCTACCCATCGGCAAGAATGGGGAGACGCACAATCGAGGGCGTTAACGGTTCGTTTGAGGTTGAGGACATCTCCTATATGGGACAAGACCAAACTTCCGGGAAATGGGTTAAGCTAAACACCTATGGAGGCAAGCTAACCGAGAACGTTGTGCAGGCTATAGCCCGTGACTTGCTGGCGAATGCGATTTTCAAGGTTTTTGATTTAGGCTTTAATATCGTGTTGCATGTTCACGATGAGATAGCCGCCGAGATACCGAAGGACGGAAACGAGGAAAAGACGCTGCAAATAATGAGTGATGCCATGTGCAATGCCCCGAGTTGGGCAAAGGGCATACCATTAAGAGCAGCAGGATATATTACTGAATATTACAAAAAAGATTAAATTATGGATTTACGAAAAATGATTTTTAAAATTGCTACAGCAAGCAGCGCGAAATCTACTTCATGGAAAAACCGCTCCTACTCATGGGACGAGCTGACCGAGAAGCTGACAAAGGCAACCGTTACGGATGAGACGTACCGGGAGTTCATAAGCGCGAGCAAAGCCGAGCAGGGTACAATTAAAGACGTAGGCGCATTCATGGGCGGCGAGTTATTCGGTAGCCGTAGAAACAAAAACAATGTCGGGGAACGCTCAATATTGGCGCTTGATATTGACTACGGAGAAAAGAACTTTCCCGAGTCGTTCTACTCGGTTATCAATTGCGCGTGTATCATACACGGTACGCACAAGCACAACCCGAAAGCCAATACGCTTCGATACCGTGTTATCATTCCGTTGTCCGAACCAGTGGACGGGGAACAATACGAAGCCATCGCCCGAAAGGTTGCAGAGTTGACGGGCATCGACTTGTACGACCGCACCACGTTTCAACCCGAGCGCTGCATGTTTTTCCCATCAGTTTCCAAAGATGTAGAGTATGAGTTTATAGATTACTCGGCGTTTAATGAGAACCCTTTGGACGTGCAAAAGTATCTGGGCATGTACGACGATTGGAGCGATACAACCGAATGGGCATACCACAAGGACGAGAAGGGCGAAGCCCGGACGCTTGCTAAAGAACAACAAGACCCCACATTGAAGGAGGGTAACGTAGGCGACTTTTGCCGGGCATACACAATAAGCGAGGTTATCGCGGAATACCTATCAGACGTTTACGAACCTACCGAGCAGGATGATAGATGGACTTATACGGGCGGCTCGACTTCGGGCGGCATGCTTACCTTTAATGATATGTTTGCTTATTCGTTCCACAACAACGACCCGATACAAGGCAACCACGTGTTCAACGCCTACGACCTTGTACGCGTACATAAGTTCGGTAAGCTGGATAAGGGCGCGGATAGAAAGAACTCGACCGAAGCCATGAACGAACTTGTAAACAAGGATGCAAAGGTAGCTGCGGCGCGTGCCCGGATGCTGGCAGTTAAGGCTGGTGAAATCATGGACGATTTCGACGATGCTATAGAAGTAGAGGAAGCGACGGACACAGATGTAACAACAACGTACGAGGACGCAATGGCAAAACTCGAAACGGATAAGCGCGGCGCATACCTCCCGTCTGCAAAGAATTTAGGGTTGATAATGAAGTACGACCCGAACCTAAAGGGGCTTATCGCGCGAGACCTATTTAAAGAACGCCGGGTTGTCACCCGTGTACCTCTATGGCGCGCGAAAGATACCTCTCTGGACTTCCAAGATGTGGACTACTCGGGTGTACGTAAACACATTGAGGACATTTACGGCATATCGAATAGTGCGAAGATTGACGATGCCATAGCGTTGTCCGCGGAAATGAATTCGTTCCACCCGGTGCAGGAGTATTTAACTAAATTGAAATGGGACGGTATCGAACGTGTAGATAAGGCTCTTATCCATATCATGGGTGCCGAGGATAACATATACACCCGAGAAGCATTCCGAATTATGATGGTAGGGGCAGTTAAGCGTATATTTCAAAAGGGCTGCAAGTTCGATAGCATGTTAGTTCTACAGTCCGAGCAGGGGGCAGGAAAGAGTACATTTATCCAAAAGCTGGGTAAGCAATGGTTCTCCGATAGCCTTTCAAGCATGGACGGTAAGGGCGCGTTTGAACAGTTGCAAGGTAATTGGATATTGGAGGTCGCCGAGTTGTCAGCAATGAGACGTTCAGAAGTTGAGGCTGTGAAAAACTTCATATCCAAAACAGAGGACAGCTACAGACCGGCATACGGACGTGTTACGAAGAACTTTCCCCGGCAGTGTATCTTTATAGGTACGACCAACAGGGACGAATTCCTAAAGGACGATACGGGCGGTAGACGCTTTTTGCCCGTTAAGGTTAAGGCGAACGCCAATACGCACCTAATCTTTGAGAAGGGCTTTGACGATTACGTAGACCAACTATGGGCGGAGGCAGTCCAAATGTATTTCCGCAAAGTAAGTACGTTGTTATCCCGTGAAGCAGAGGAAATCGCCGAGAAAGGACGCGAAGAGCATTTCGAGGCAGACCCCCGTACCGCATCGGTAGAGGCGTATTTGAATATGCGCGTGCCTACAGACTGGCGGCGCATGTATGTGAATGAACGGCGCATGTACTTTAGAGAGTACGACGCTTCTAAGATAGGCCCGGAAGATTTCACACTGGAAAAGATGGACTTCGTGTCTACCATGCAAATCGCTACGGACGTGTTCGAGATGGAAGTAGGGCGCGTAACCACTAAAGAGAGCCGCGAGATAGCCGCTATCATGTCTAAAGTACAAGGGTGGCAACGCGCAGCGAACGGAAAAACAGTCACAGGTATCGGACGCACACGAGGGTATGAGCGTATTGTTAACGAGTGATAACAGAGAGGGTGTAAAAGCCCCCAAATGTTAACTAACTGTTAACAGAATAACTAAATGAGATTTATTTCTTAAATGGTGTTAACAGAATATACAACCTATCGGGATTTGCTGTATATTTGTAATGTCAAAAGGAAATAATAACAATTTAAAAACAAAAAAATTATGAAAAAGTTAGTAGTATTAGCAGTGTTAATTCTTACAAGTGTATCAATGTTTTCACAGATTACAAGTCAAGGTAAGCCCGATGTACTGAAATCGTTCCGTATGGGCGTTTGCAAATTGGTTGATACCAATGGGGAAATAACCATCGAGGCGATAACGCGCGAGACCGAAAGGTATATAATGAAAGTCCATTTAGGCACACCCGAGGAAGCTGCCGTAACGCTTGCAAGCCTTGCAGAATACAAGCCCGGTAAGGGCGAGACGGTCAACCTCAACAACCCGAGCAACAACGAAGCGTATTTCCAAAAGCTTAACGGCACATGGGTAATCACGGAGAAGTTAACGGAGATTTTCAGTATAGCCGTAAGCCGCGGAGAGCTTAGGAAAATGGTTGAAGCATTGGAAAATTAAAGAAGTGTTTTTGTTATTACAGTATATACAATTTTAAAAAGAAAAGATTATGAAAAGTGGAAATTTTATCAGACTGGAATTCGTAGTTAAAGGTGCATTGCAAGTAGAGTATATTAACGTTGAGCACGTATCTCGTATTATGTACGTAGATGGCAAACCATTTATCGGTATGTTGGGGCAGCCCTACACGCGCCAACTTACAGAAACGAGCATGCAAGAACTAACAGAGTGTATTAACTTGGAAAACAATTAAATTAAAATGGTTACTATCTTAAAAGTTATCGCAGTAAGCGCAGGGGAACGTACCTCTTATTATCCAACCCCCGGAGATGGGGTGTTTCCAACCGTGGAGATGGCACGGGAGTTTTATAAAAATGAGTTCAAAACAAATAAAATAATATTGTGTTATGTCAGCAAGTGAAAACGTACAGAGTTACAATGTAGGAAAGTCCGATTATGCAAAGCATGCCATCCAGCCGTGGGACATCTGGAAAGAGTATAACCTCAACCCCTGGGACGCGGATATAGTGAAACGCGTGCTACGCACCAAAGAGGGGGAGGAACGGACGCTTGACTACGAAAAAATTATCCACATATGCAAATATCGCATTGCGGAGCTATCTAAGGAAGTTTCAAAGGAAACCAAGGTAGTTACACCAGTCGGGGCAGAAAAGCCCGTAGAGGACGAGGAAAGCGACGATACAACGGTATTTTGCTTGGGCGAGACCCTAAAGCCTGCAACGTTCTATGTTGAGGGAACGAAGTGGAACGGTAAGTATGTCGGTTACTCGGTGTTCATGCCTGATAACACCGCCTATATGTACTTGGGTGTCGGCGCAGACGGTTACCACTTGTATGTAGACCTTTCGGAGTTCGAGCAATGGCATTACGCCCGGGAAATGCACCTGCCGCCCCGGACGTTCAGACTAAGGCATTACGCCCGGGAAATGCACCTGCCGCCCCGGACGTTCAGACTAAGGCATTACCTCTTTTATGACGAGCACAGAAGCTCGCTAAAGATAGGGTACGAAGGCAAGAACTACGAGAAGCACGATTATATCATAACGGCCAAGGGGTATTTGCTCCGCTACTTCGGTATGAAGGATGGAAAGTTTTCCTATCGTAATATGTCGGCAAAACGTGCGGATGGTACGTACCCCGAGTTCTTAAGCGATGTTAAGTTAGAAAACAAAGCAATTCAATTTACGTTATGATAAGCAAGCAGGAATATGCGTACGGTATCGGAGACGAGATAGTACATAGCGGAGAGGTTTTAAAGTATAGGGGCTATTATAACGGGCACATCTATACGACTACAGTAGACCACGAAGCCGGGGAATTCTCCGAGACGGTGGTATTTGAAAACAAATTGAGAAATGAAGGATATAATAAGTGAAAAAGATTTAGAGCGTACATTCGCCGAGATGCTTAACCGAACAAAAAAGGTGTGGGTAATAAAACTATTATCCACCTTTATAAAAGGTTTGCCGGATAGAATGATACTTTGCCAGGGTGGGTACGTAGGCTTTGCCGAAATAAAGACCACAGGGAAGAAACCAACCAAGATACAATTACTGATACATAGCAAGTTAGAAGCGTTAGGCTTCAAAGTATTTGTTATCGACGATTTGGAGAGCAGGGACGCTGCAATAAGTTTCTTCTTAAGAAATGTTAAGGAAATAAACAACGTACCGGGAAAAGGGTTATCTCTGTAGTATCAAATTAAAAAACAGAAATCATGGAAAAGAGAAGTTTAAAAGAAGAAATCGAATACCGTTTAGGTGTGTACTTTAGTATAAAGTCGGGCGCGCTGTATGTCCGCGACGATAAGTTCGGTAACACCGAGGAAATTCTAAAGCAGTTGCAACACGATATTACCCGGGACGTTAATTTCCTTTCGCGTAAAACACTGGGTTACGTATCGGAGGAGCAGGATTTCAAAAGCCTTTGCGTATTCTACAAAACTAAATTAATGAAGTAATAAGCCATGGTAAGCTATGTAGATTTAAAGTTAAAGTGTATCGCAGGACACACCGAAATAGTAATCAACGGTCAGCGCATTAAGTGCGCAGCCGATTACGACAGAGTAATAGGACATATAACCCCGGCAGCTCTCCATGAGTTCAATGCCCAGTTAGCAATGATAAAAGCAATGTTATGTTAGAAAGAAAGCAATTACACGAATATCAAGTAAAGGGAGTGCAGCATATTATTGACAACGAGTTTTGCGCGTTGTTCCTCGATATGGGTCTGGGCAAAACAGTAACAACCCTTACCGCCATCAAAGACCTTTTGGATAATTGCATCATATCTAATTGCCTGGTAATTGCCCCGAAGAAGGTAACGCAAGTTACATGGAGCGATGAGATTAAAGCATGGGCACACCTTAAGGACTTGACGATTTCCGTCATAGATGGCACGGTTAAACAGCGCCGGGAAGCCTACGAGAAGCAAGCGGACATATACGCGATTAGCCGTGATAACATTGTTTGGCTTGTGATGGAGTTCGGAGGTATTAAGCTTCCCTACGATATGGTTGTTATCGACGAGTTGAGCAGTTTTAAGAACCACGCGTCAAAGCGTTTTAAAGCTCTTAGAAAGGTTCGTAAGTTCATACCGCGAGTAGTAGGCTTGACGGGTACGCCGTCGCCAAACGGACTTATAGACCTATTCGCGCAAATGTATTTGATAGACCAAGGTCAACGGCTCGGAAAATCAATCACAGCGTACAGGGATAGGTTTTTCAGACCCGACAAGCGGAACGGCGATGTAGTGTACAGCTATGCGCTGAAAAGCCCCCAGGAGGAAACAGAGCAGAAGATAAGCGACCTTATTAGTGATATAACCATATCGATGACCGCCGAGGACTATTTGAAGATGCCCGACCGTATCAACATATACGACCGTGTGGAGTTGTCCCCGAAGGTGCTGGCACAGTATAAGGAGTTCGAGAAGGAACAAGTATTGGAGCTTATCAACTCGGACGAACCGATAAGCGCGGCAAGTGCAGCGGCGTTGTCCAACAAGCTACAGCAATTCGCAAATGGCGCGATATACGATGCCGACCGAAAGGTTATCGAGGTGCACGACGAGAAGCTGGAGAAGCTTGAAGAACTTGTAGAGGCCGCGAACGGCTCGCCCGTATTGGTTGCCTACTCATACAAGCATGACCTTGAACGCATAATGAAGAAGCTAAAGGCCTATAAGCCCGTCAAACTGGAGAAGCCCGAACAAATAGCCGACTGGAACGCCGGGAAGATTAAAGTGCTGGTAACGCACCCCGCGAGTGCTGGGCACGGCCTTAATCTACAAAAAGGCGGGCATACGCTTATATGGTTCGGTAACACCTGGAGCCTGGAGCTATATATGCAGTTCAATGCCCGGTTGTACCGTCAGGGGCAAACGTACCCCGTAACCGTACATCACATCTTAACCACTGGAACGGTAGACGAGAAGATAATAAAAGCCCTGGATGGCAAGAAACAGACGCAAGACGGGCTTATGCAGAGCATTAAAGAACTTATGGAATTTTACAGTAAGAAATGAAAAGAGAATTAACGCACGGTTCGCTGTTTAGTGGAGTAGAGGGATTTGGTTTGGGTGCCGCGCTTGCAGGCATAAAAACCGAATGGAGTTGTGAATTTGAAAAGTATCAAACGAAAGTAATTAAAAAAAATTTTGGAGATGGACACACAGTATATGGAGATATTAGAACGCTTGAAAACCCGCCATTTGTTAACATCATCAGCGGTGGATTCCCTTGCCAGGACATCAGCGCTGCTGGAAAAGGCGCAGGAATTAAGGGAAGCAGGTCTGGACTATGGGGGCACATGCACCGAATTATCGGAGAAGTCAGACCCGATTATGCCATTATCGAAAATAGCCCTCTACTTAGAAAGCGAGGATTCGAATACGTCTTACATGGACTTTCCGAAATCGGGTATGATGCACAGTGGCAGTGTCTACAAGGTACCTTCCTTGGATTACAACAACGTAGGGAAAGAATATATATTATTGCCTACCCCGAGGGTAAGTTCGGCGAATGGGAGTCCCCGAAATCGGTTTTTCGGGAGCCCTACCTACCATGGAAACTTGGAGGAATATATCCGGGATGGGGAGACAGACGGGGCTTACCCGAACCCCGAACTTTCAGAAGCACTAATGGGATTCCCGACCTCATGGACAGAAACAAGTGTGTAGGTAATGCAGTACAGCCGCTCATGGCGCAATATCTGTTTGAGTGTATAAAATGCTTCGACCAATGAAAAAGATAATAGCAGTTATCGCAGTCCTACTTTTATTGGTAGGCTGCTCGGCCGTACAGAATGCAGCGGACAGCGTACAACGTAATTTCAAGCTACAGCAATTAGAGTACGGGCTATCACTGAAGGATAGTTTAATACTTAAATGATGTTAACGAAAGAACCAACATAACTGGAAAAGCGTTATATTTGTATCAACGATTTAAAAACAAAGATTATGGAAAAGTATTCAAAAGCAGTTAGTGAGATGTATTCACAGTTTAAAAGAGAACCTCACCCGATGGAAAAGTATGTAGGGCGGTTAGCCTGGAGCCGCGGTAAGAAATTGGATGTAGTCGGATATTCTGAAGGAGCCCTTGGGGGCTTTTGCTTGATAGCAGACGCAACTTTGTTTGGCGGCTGGTGGAACTTATATGTATGCGATGTAGTATTTAAAAGGTGCGAGGCATATTGTTATGTTAGTATTAACGATTTAATAGATTAAAAGCTATGGAAAAGTATTCAAAGGCAGCTAGTGAGATGTGCTCACAGTTTAAACAGAGAAAAGCCCACCCGATGGAAAAGTACATAGGCAGACACGTAATCTACGGGGGACGAACCAGGGAAGTAGTCGGGTACAACACAAGGACTGACGCCTTGTGCAGTCTGATATTAGATGCATCCGACGGTGGAGGCTGGGTACACCTACGCGATGGGGATGTAATATTTAAAAAGTGCGAAAGTTATCTTTACGTGAGTATATACGCTTTAATAGATTAATAGATTAATAGATTATGATTAGAAACAAAGATTTCGCGATGCTGTACGCGGGCCGTGCAGTATTCAACAAGAAAGGTGAGTATGCCGGTGTGGTAGTCGGTTGGAACGATATGCTCGGCGTTATACTGGGCGTTGACCACGGGGACAGTTGGCAGACCTGGAGCCTTACCGACATAGGCGTTTCCGAGGATGAATTTCCGTCTTATGAATACCGCAACGCCGGAACGCTGGTGGAGCCCGGCGAGCTGATGGACGAAGAGGAGACCCCGAAGCATAAGACGATAGGCGAGCTGATGGACGAAGAGGAGACCCCGAAGCATAAGACGATAGGCGAGCTTATCAAGGAGCACGAAGGCGTGCGGGGTATCCAATTCTCGACGGACGAGCACGGTAATGTACAAGCCGCTTATATCCGTGGTAAGCACGGCGGTATGAAGCTTGTGAGCATGGGAGACGGTTTAGAAAATGTATCATCAAAAATTTAAAAGGTATGGAAGCATTAATGTGTTTATTTGGAATTGCAATAGGTGCCGGTTTGGTAACTGGTTTGTGGCTTGTGGCTAAGTTCGCAGCCCGTAACATAGATGGGGAGTACGACGAGTAATGGAGTGTTTAACGAAAACAAGAATAAGAAAATGACTAAAGAACCAAAGCTTCCCCATAAGCTTAAATGGGGCGACAGGACAGCCGCAAGGGTTGACGAAGTGGAATACCTTATCGGTATCAGATTAGTGGGCTACACGGGCATAAGGGACGTGTTAATAGCCGAGGTGCACGAAAGTGTGGCGGACGAGGTGGGCGCATGGAGCGTGCCCGAAGATTTAAAGAGCGTAGGCAGTGGAGACGTGTTTATGAAGAAGCCGCGAGCCGGGGCATATTACAAGTATATAAAGCTTAAAAACATCGTGCATGAAGAAAGTTAGTTTTATGGATATGGCGGTATGCCTCAACTGTCATGTATTCATTATATGGGAGTTCATACGAAGGTACGGTTATACCGCCGGGGTAACAAAGGATAAGTACGGGCGCGGTTATGTGGAAGCCAATCTTTGCAACGGTTGGATTGATAAGCTGGCAAAGTATGTAGCCGCCCAGGACTTCACGTATAAGCAGCCCATCAATAAAAGGCAGTATCTCATCAGAGACGAAGCCCGGTTAGCCGAGGAGAAAAGAAACGAGCAGGACATATCAAGAACCTACGGAACGGATGAGTTAGGAAGGATAAAAAGGGTATCAACGTTCAAGAATGGAACGGTTCAAACGTGGTATTGGCACCGGGATTCGCTCGGGTGGAAATTGACATAATGATAGTTCCCGGAAAGGACGTGTCGAACTAAATGTCAGCACCCTCGGAGGACGTGTCAAGTCGAGTGATAGCAAAAAGCCCAAATCTGATTACAAAATGTCAGATTTGGGCTTTTGTTTATATTCAGAAAAAAGAGGCTCTAAAATTAACATATTTTATGCACAGCTGCACAGTAAAAAATCTCTACTGTGCAGGTCTCTGTGCAGTCTAACTCCTTATATTATAATACATTATATGTAAATACACAGATACACAGTAAAAAGAGGGGTAAAACATTATTTTGGAGAAAAGTGTATTTTGAGGGGTATAAAATATACTATTTCCTATATTAAAGTTTAGAAAAAAAGG